CTTGCTGACAAAGCAATCTGGACTGCCAAGAAGCGATATATTTTAAACGTTCATAACAGCGAAGGTGTTGCGTATGCTAAACCCAAACTCAAGATTATGGGTCTTGAGGCTGTTAAGTCATCGACGCCATCCGCTTGCCGTAAAAAGATTAAAGAAGCCATTGATATCATCATGACACAAACTCAAGATGATCTCCATAAGTTTATTGAGAAGTTTCGGCATGAGTTTAGAACATTGCCTGTTGAGGATATTGCGTTCCCAAGATCTGTAAATGGGTTGGCTGAATATGGTGATGCCGCAAATATCTTTAAGAAAGGTACACCCATTCATGTTAAAGGCGCATTGGTTTATAATCATTTCTTGAGAGCAAAGAATCTCACGAAGCGATACCAATTAATCCAAGAAGGCGAAAAGATCAAGTTTATTTACTTGAAGCAACCAAACATTTTCAATAACAATACTCTTGCTTTCTTATCTGGTATTCCGAAACAACTTGGCGCGGAACAATATATTGATCATGATCTTCAGTTTGAAAAGTCATTTCTTGAACCACTTGATATCATCTTATCGTCTATTGATTGGCATAGCGAAAAGGTGGATTCTATTGATGCGTTCTTCTCATGATTAGTATTATAATGCCAACTTTATGGAAAGGTGAGCATTACAAAAAAATGCTTCCTCAACTCGATTCACATCCATTGGTTGGTGAGATTATTGTTGTTGATAACGATACGACAGCAACTGATAAAGAAATATTTAATCTAAAAAAATTAAAATATTTACCACAAAAAGAAAACGTTTATGTAAATCCAGCATGGAACTTGGCAGTCATAGAAGCAAGTTGCGATAGCATTTGTCTGTATAGCGATGACGTTTTGTTTGATATTGATGTTCTTGAGCCACTCAGTTTGCTCATGACTCCAGAAAACGGTATATTTACTTTCTCGAGTGACAGTATCTTTGTATCCGAAGACCAAGTTTATTTTGCTGAGTGGGAGCAAAAGAACATAACGCAGAGCATTAGATTTCATTACAGATCTGGTACTTGTATGTTCATGCATAAGCAAAGTTATTATTCGATACCTGAGAACTATAAAGTCTACTATGGTGACACTCATTTGTTTGATACTAACATTCTTAATGGGAAACCAAACTATGAAATCCAAAATTACTTTTGCGTCACTAAAATGAAAACTACGTCGAAATTTTTTGATGAAATTATTAAAGAAGATAACAGACAATACAAGGAAGCAAACCCGACGGAAGCAATTCTTATAGATTTGATGAATCATAAGACATAGAGTTGCTAAACTGATAGAAATATATTATAATAATGTGATAACTGCCGTTAATTTTACAATCAATAGGTGAAAACCATGAGTCTACTCGAAAAGTTAAAGAAAAATACAACAATTAAAGATACTGCTATTCTTGCGAAATCGAAGTTCTTCGCTGCAAAGGATATGATTCAGACCAAGATTCCAGTTGTAAACGTTGCGTTCTCTGGGGATCTTGATGGCGGTTTCACTCCTGGGCTCACCATGTGGGCTGGTCCGAGTAAACACTTCAAGACTGCGTTCAGCCTCTTGATGGCTAAAGCATATCAAGACAAGTATCCTGAGTCAGTTATTCTTTTCTATGACTCAGAATTCGGCACTCCGCAAAACTATTTTACTTCATTTGGCATTGACACTGATCGTGTTGTTCACACTCCGATCACAGACGTTGAGCAATTGAAGTTTGATATTATGCAGCAGTTGACTCAGATCGAACGTGGCGAGCGCGTCATGATCGTCATTGACTCAATCGGTAACTTGGCTTCTAAGAAAGAAGTTGAGGATGCCCTTGATCAAAAGTCAGTTGCTGATATGAGTCGCGCAAAGCAAATTAAATCCCTGTTCCGTATGGTGACACCACACCTCACCCTAAAGGATATTCCGATGGTTGTAGTAAATCATACCTATAAGGAAATCGGTATGTTTCCCAAGGATATTGTCGGTGGCGGAACAGGTTCCTATTACTCGGCTGATAACATCTACATCCTTGGTCGTCAACAGGAAAAAGACGGTCAGGATTTGATTGGCTATAACTTCATCATCAACGTAGAGAAGTCGCGTTATGTTCGAGAGAAAGCCAAGATCCCTGTGACTGTTCGATTTGATGGTGGCATTAGCAAGTACAGTGGTTTACTTGAGATGGCTCTTGAGTCTGGTCATGCAACTAAACCAAACGTTGGCTGGTACGCAAAGGTCAATACTGCTACTGGCGAAGTTGATAGCAAGAAGTGGCGTTTGGCTGATACTGAATGTCCAGAATTCTGGGATAGTATTCTTGCTGATGAATCATTCAAAGAGTGGATTCGCAAAAACTATCAATTTAGTTCGGCGGTAGCAGGTAATATTGATACAGTTGCTGAGGTAGATGATGAGTAATTTGTTAAATTTACTTGCTAAACTTGAATTTTGGTATGCTCGAAAGTTTATTAAACTCGACAAGCACTATACATTTTTCTTAGATTTGAATGGTGATCCTGGATCATTCGCGATCAAGTATCTTAAGAAATATGATGGTGTTATTGTCGAGTTTAATAACGTGAAGGTTGGAGATGATGGTCAATTGACATTTGATTATGACATTATCTCCAATCTGAATAATTGTGATGTGAAGTCTAAAAGTTTTGCGCGCTTTACTTCTAACGTAATGCGTAATATACTTACGAGTGCTCTTGAAAATGTAATGAAGGAACCGAATGAAAACAGAGAACTTGATCTTGTCGAATCTGATTCGGAACGAGACATTCATGAGGAAGGCGCTGCCGTTCCTGAAGAAAGAATATCTGACCGAAAGCCACGAAAGAAAACTCTTCGAGCAAATAAAGGAGTTCATCCTAAAGTATAATAGTCTCCCTCCGATTGCGGCTCTTGAAATTTCTCTCAAAGAGTCCACTAAACTCACCGAAGTTGAGTTAAATAAGTCTCTTGACCTACTCAAGGAAGTATCAAGTGACAAATCAGAACAAAAACTCGAATGGCTTCTTGACACTACAGAAAAGTTTTGCCAAGAAAAAGCAATCTATAATGCTATCATGGACAGTATTCAAATACTGGATGGCAAAGATGAAGCGAGGGGCAAAGGAAGCATTCCTACTCTTTTGTCTGATGCTTTGGGGGTTAGTTTCGATCCTCATATTGGTCACGACTTTTTGGATAATTACGCTGATCGGTATGATTTCTATCATCGCATCGAGAAACGAATCCCCTTCGATCTTGAATACTTCAACAAGATCACTAAAGGTGGATTGCCGCAAAAGACCCTTAACATTGCTCTTGCAGGTACTGGCGTCGGTAAGTCTCTTTTCATGTGCCATGTGGCTGCTAGTTGCTTGGTCCAAAACTATAATGTCCTCTATATTACTCTAGAAATGGCTGAAGAGAAGATCGCTGAACGTATTGATGCGAATCTTCTCAACGTAACTCTTGAAGATCTCATGAACATGCCGAAAGACATGTATGAGAAACGCATGGGTAAACTGAAAGAAAGAGTCAAGGGCAAGTTGATTATTAAAGAATATCCAACTGCCTCTGCCAATCCTGCTCACTTCCGCGCATTGATTAATGATCTTGCATTGAAGAAGAACTTCCGTCCAGATATTATCTTCATTGATTATCTAAATATCTGTGCGTCTGCTCGAATCAAAGCGGGTGCGAATGTTAACAGTTATACTTACATTAAGGCGATTGCTGAAGAACTTCGTGGTCTTGCAGTAGAAAATAATGTTCCGATTGTCTCTGCTACTCAGACGACTCGATCTGGTTTTAGCAACTCAGATCCTGGACTTGAAGATACTTCTGAATCGTTTGGTTTGCCAGCCACTGCTGACTTTATGTTTGCGTTGGTGAGTACTGAAGAACTGCAGCAATTGAATCAATTACTTGTGAAGCAGTTGAAGAATCGTTATAATGACCCGAATCTTCACAAGAGATTCACCATTGGGGTTGATCGCGCCAAGATGAAGTTGTATGATCTTGAGCAAAAAGCCCAAGATGCTATTATGAAAGAAAACGAATCAAAGCCAGTCTTTGATCGCGGACGTAGCACTGACAAGTTTAAGAATCTGAAGGTGTAATGAAACTACAGAAGATTGAGAAAAAGGTATATGCTCTAGCCGAAAATTGGATCGGGAAGAAGCATATACCCTCAATCATTCGTCAATTAAACAAAGCATTCAAACCTTTTATTGTTTGTTTTTCTTCTGAGCGATTTGATGATGATTACTATCCCGATCACAATGTAATTGTTAATGGTCATTATTGCAATCGTATCTCCGACATTATCCCAGAACACATTTACATTCAATTAAATTTCCCCAGAGATTCTAAGAAAGCAATTATAACTGAGAAAGGTGCCAAAAATCTGGCGGTAAAGATCATTCGCGCTATTCATCATGAATATCGTCATAAACATCAACAGAAGCAAAGACCGTTTCTTTTGCAAAAGCCTTATGATCCAAAACCAAAACAAAATAAAATGAAGGCTATGTATTACGGCAATCCTGATGAATTAGACGCACATGCATATGAAACTCAGGCTGAAAAATTCGATATAAATAAATTACGATCTGCCCATAAAATTGGCTGGCGAGAATGCGAAGCCATCTTTATGTATAGAAAGACGTTTCGAGATCATGACTCAAAGACCTGGAAAAAATTCCTAAAGAAGGTTTACAAAAATAATGAGCCTTGTATTAAAAGAAATAAAATCAGCTGAACCTGGTGCTATAGTAGAGCAAAAGGGCAAGGACATCATTGTCAAGACAAAAGACAGAAACGTCACAAAAGCAAAAGTTGAGCAGCAATTTAAAAAGAAGAAGATTATTTTTAAATCAGTTTTTAAGAAAGCCAAATCTTCTTCTTTAGATGTGTTAGAAGTTCCAGGTGGTGGAGATATTATCTTCAAGCCTATCATTCAAAAAGGTGCTGGTGGCGTAAAGTTTGAAGCTGAGTTGATGTTAGATATTAAAAACTATTTGAATGGTGTTGATTATAATAAACTAAAGCACCCTGATGTTCTAAAAGAAATGGAAAAGGCGTTAAAGTTTAATCGTAAGACGAAATATGAAGTGGTGTCTGAAGGCGCCAAGAATCAAAAGCGACAGTTAGTGTTTACGGGCAGCAAAATTGTTATTTCTAATTCTACAGGCAAAACATTAACAGACTTGACTCTTAAGAAAGATAACAAATTAATGTATTTGTCTTTGAAGATGTCTGCGACTTACTATACACTATCCGCTGGTATTGTTAAATATTTTGCTGAAGGCAGAACCAAAATAGCAATCAACACATATTTTGGATTCAGTGGACAGAAGATGGGTGGATTCGGTAAACAATTTGCTTGTGTCACCAAGAAACCTAACTACAACCAAGTTAAAAATAATCTTGAAACAATTCTTGCTCAAGCAGTAGGAACTGAGGTCATCTTAATTCATAAGAAGAAAGATAATGACGTTATGGTTGCCGAAGTCGGAAAAGCAAATAAAGTTTCTGTTTCTAACTTGACTGATGAATCATATGTCTATCCAGAAAAGGGTGTTCGTAAATATGCTAATATTAAGGTAAAGGCAAAAATTAACGGACATGACTATAATGTTAATTTTCAATTTCGCGGCACAACAGCCGCAGATGTCGGACCTAAATATCTGAGAATATTGTTAGAACGTTTGTGATTGAGGCTTTATGACAACATTTGTGACTGGTGGTTTGGGATTTATTGGTTCTAATTTTGTAATTTCTCATCTGAAGAAGTATCCTGAAGATGAGATCATTATCATCGACAATAACTCATATGCGGCAAACGAAAGCAATTTAGACGGTTATTGGAACGATTGGCGACTCAAACTCAAGCGTTGCGACATTCGCAACTTCGGACATCTGGAGAGTTTGTATCATGATTTCGAGCCGCATATTACTTTCCATTTTGCTGCTGAATCTCATGTGGATAATTCCATTCGTGGTGACGACGTTTTCTTGGATACAAATATTAATGGAACTCACAATATCCTCAAATGTATCCGTAAATACGGTGGCAAATTAGTTCACGTTTCTACTGACGAAGTGTATGGAAGTTTGGGTCATGATGATCCACCATTTACCGAAAAGACTCCATACGATCCTCGCAATCCGTACTCTGCAACCAAA